CGGCAGGTAATGACCCACACGTTAAGACCGACTGACTGCGATTTTTATACAAGTTGCAAGATGAGATTTATGGTACTCACCACTTGTTTCCTCGTTTAGTACGAGAACAACTATTAAGAAACGTTGTAATTCAGCTGCGAGACAAACAGATCCCCGTCTGTGATCGACGTAGGAAGTGTCCCAGCACTGAAAGTTATCACCGCCACTAACGTGGGGTCCGGAATTAAAATAACAAACTGTTGTGTTAATATGACAGAACTGACACCATTAGCCGGCGTCACTGACTGAGCACTACCAAGAGACGGTCCACCAGAATAAAAAGGCACAGGGGCGGTCTTGGTACAATTGGTGAGAGACAATGTTGGTTGAACAACGGCAGCGGCAGTACCGATCCAAATACAATTGACAAAGTATTTACCTTGACAACCCAATGGGAAAGTTACAGTAGTCGCGCCGACAGTTAAGCCAATGTTATCATACGATTGTATCACCGTAGTACCAAAATAAGCTGACCCTGAAGCAGTGGTATTGTAATAATGGGCGTTTTGTAGGTTCAACCCTAAACCAACAGAAAGTTGGGGTTTGAAGAACTCGACTTCATACGTAGCCCACAATTCGCCAACCACAGCAGCGGCTTGGGAACCATAAGTACCAATAGTTAACGAACACAAATCATAAAGCTTAGCATCTTGGCCCGTGGGAACGGACCCAGTACGAACATACTGCACAGACAAAGGATTTTCTACCGGAGAGCACTCGATAGGCAAAAAAGTTGCAAGACGGTTTAGAATCAATGGCCCACATCTCATTGAGCAGCTGTTGCTTGTCCAAAAAGGATGTTGCATCAGCCCGATATTGGGCACACATTGCGACCGTACCTAAAGCGGTATTAGTACTGTTTAACGCATCAGCAGAAGTGGATTTAAATTCAAAGACTAAACCCTTAAAACGATACTCTTGAAAACAAGCAGCAATCGCAGAAAGGTAAGGAAAAGTGGACGAAAGCCCAGGATTAACCTTAAACACAGTCTGCGCAAAAAGGGTAGATGAACTAATATCACAAATATATTCTCTGTGACGAAAAACTATAGTTTCACTAGTAGAATGCATCACGGGGACTTGAGCATTCGTCATATCATTGTATACAGAATTTTGTTTCAATTCGTAAGCACCCCACCCAAAGATCTTGGAAACAGCATTCCCTGCCCATTGCCCAATATCACCTAATACGGTGTTACTGGGTTTTGGGGTGGATAAGTTCATAGCTGACATCTTTTTACTGAGTCCTGATTTCTTGGGCTTCGGTTTCTTCGAAACGACAACACTTTTCTTAACTTGCTTCTTCGGCATATATATAACAAAGCGTTCAACTTCAAAATATTTCAGGGCCGCGGAGTAGCAATATACGACCATATAGCGCCTAATACAACATATATTTAATGGCGGCGCTGTTAGGATTCAATAACAATCCTTCTGTAGCAAGATCGCTACAAAAGGATGATCCAAAACACACAATGGATCCTTTAGGTCATTGATGTAGGTTAGAAAGTTTGTCATCATGGGATAAGAGTGTTCACCGTATCTGGCCTCCAAGAACTGTCTAACACGGACATCGTATTCACATTTTTCAACACAGAAGCCACTACTGCTCAACGCATATGGATTATCGTCAAACAGGGTCTCGTGGCTTGAGGTAAGCATTAAATACTTATCAATGAGAGGCAATAAACTTGGCACGTAACTAGCCAATGGACGAAGACCCACACATTTGCCGCGGCACCAGGCAATGGGGTCGTCTGTCTCTTTCACGGCCGATAGAGTTGTGCCAAACCGATGTATAATTCTACCCGGTTTATACGCCAGCACAATCGCGTCTACCTCACCCGCTACAGGCCAAAATAAACCACTACAAAACTCTACGTTTGCAATCTCACGTGACAACTTAGTTGTCATCGTGAAACCTAAACTATTATAGAGCATTTGAACTTGGTATTCAAAAGCGGGCCATGGAGATACAATACTATCGCTTTCAACGATTCCTAAAGAGTCGTCACCCATAACAAACACATTAAACTTTTCGATTGAACACATATGCATGACGAAAGTAAACATTGCCCCATTAAGTAGAGTATTGCCAGTTGTGGTATTGTTG